CTACGTAGAGTTCTGCACTTTGCAGGGAAAGAATGCCATCCCCGGATTTGCCTTGCCTGGCTGCGCCATCCCCGCCTACGTAAACACCGCTTTCTACCCATCCATCGTGCGCTATCGTGGATGGGCGATTCAGGATACTTACGGTTGCCCGATCCTCGACACGAATGGTGATCCTATTTATCCACCGCACACACCTTCGTCTACCAACCCCCCACCACCGGGTGGCTATGGCGCACGACTCGACATCGATTTCTACTTGAATGTGAGCATACTAGGATGAAAAAACTTCTAGGTTTGTTATTGCTGTGCTTGTCTGTAGGGGCGAATGCACAATTCACTCCAGGGCAATTGCTGACAGCAGCAGAATTGAACAATCAATTTGCTCTCTATGCCCCTCTGGGCGGGGCTGTTTTCACTGGTCCGATTACGGCTACTGCAACTACGCAGGGACGTCTCGACAATTCCACCTCCCTAGCGACCGATCAGTTTGTCAATCAGCAGGGAGCCTCTGCAGTTGCAACTGTTCCCTTTGCTAATGTAGCTGGCGGTATCTACAACCAAGCCACCCTCGGCACAGGATGTCAGGTAGTTGTCTTCACTTCTGGTGGCGTTATTACATCCAGCCTGACTATCGGCAATCCCGGTTCCGGTTATGCGGTTGGCGATTTGCTGGCAGTTCCTGCGGGCAACTCTGATGCAGTTCTCCGGGTCACGGGTGTGTCCGGTGGGGGCGTTACTAGTGTTGGTATTGCCTATGGAGGCACGGGCTACACTACCGGCAACGTAGTCACGACTATGGGGGTTCCTCCGGGTCGCAGAGCGGTTAATTTCACAGGGACTCTCACTAGCAACCTGACATTCATTATTCAGAGTGGCACCTTCCTCACAGCCAGCCGCGAAGTGGAGTTCCTCAATAACACCACAGGAGCTTTCACGATTACAGTGAAGCTTTCGAATGGGGTTGGGGGTTCTACTGGAACTGGAGTTGTCTTACCTCAGGGAACTAATAACTCCACAGCTCTTACTGTCTACACCGATGGGGTCACTGACGTCTGGTTGTCAAATGTTCCGGCAGCTCCCGGTATTGTTCCTCTGAGTTCTCTGGCTCCGCAAGCTGCAAATACGGTAGTTGGTAACTCCACGGGATCAACAGCTTCTCCCACTGCTATTACAGTTACTGGTTGTAATGGTGCTGCCCAAGCCCTCCAATGGACTAACGGAAGCGGATTCGGGTGTAATTCGGCTATCGCGACTTCCGGGGCTAATGCAAACATCACATCCCTCTCGGGATTGTCTACTGCTTTGTCCATCCTTCAAGGTGGCACGGGGGCGACAAGTGCTGGAGCGGCTCTTACGAACTTGGGGGCGGCTCCTTTAGCTTCTCCAACTTTCACAGGAACTCCAGCAGCTCCAACAGCTGCGGCGGGAACCAACACTACCCAACTCGCCACTACTGCCAATGTGGTGGCTAATTTTGCAACTCCTCCGACAGCTGGTTATGGAAGTACCACCCCAGAACCGGTAGCTGCTACAACTCTCTCTTCTACTGGTAACTTCACCCCTTCCCAAACCAATGGCATTGTCGGCACAACAACCAGCAATAGCGTCAACGCAGGGAGTGTTGGGGAATATATAACAAACACAGCCTCTGGGGTTTCCTTAACGACTGGTACAGCCGTAAATGTTACCAGCACTTCTTTAACTGCAGGGGATTGGGACGCCGAATGTATTTTCAACTACTCCCCTGCCGGAAGTACTGTTCCGTCTCTGTATGAATCCAGTTTAAATAATACTTCAGGAGCTTTGAGTACCAATTTTTGGCAAAATACTTTCGATCCGAATACACACGCTGCAGGCGCTGGTACGACTCAAGTAACTGCTGTAATTAGAGAAAGTTTGCCGTCCACTACAACTGTTTATTGCGTGGCTCTTTCCAATTTTACTGCAAGTACTATGACAGTAAACGGATTTTTTAGGGCACGTCGTGTTCGCTAAGGAACTGTTATGAAGAAACTCTTTCTATTTGGTTTTTTTTGGTCCGCTTGCCTTCAAGCCCAAACCTTTCCAGTTAATAATTTAACTGTGGCGGGAACTTCCACTTTTACAGGATTAGCTACTTTTTTATCGAGTCCAATCGCTCCGACACCCACAACCGGGGATAGTTCTACAAAAGCAGCTACAACTGCTTTTGTGGGGACTGCTATAACAAATGCTGTAGGAGCTTTTGCTCCCCTAGTTAGTCCGGGTTTTTCTGGGATTCCTACGGCCCCTACAGCCGCTCTTGGTACAAATACAACACAACTAGCAACAACTGCTTTTGTAGTTCAGCATTCTGCTTGTGCGGATATTTTAGATTATGGGGGTAATAACACCGATTCTGCTGATAATCATGCAGCATGGACAGCCTCTCTTGCCGCTCAAGCTACTTCCAATCAAAAGTGTGTGTACTTTCCTCGTGGTTTTTACAGATTTTTTAATACTCCGATTGTTTACAATACTGATGGAACTTCTATCACCATTAAAGGTGATGGGCAGAATGTAAGTCTTCTTGTGTGGGATGCAGGAACTGCTGGGGGGATCAGTATTCAATCTGCAAGTGGTTCAATTACTTCTCATATCCGGGATTTGACTGTAGCCACGAATGGCACGAATACTGGTTCTGGAATTTTCATGGGGACTTCTGGCACGGGTGGCCCCACACCACAGGAGCAGTCCGATATCGAAAATGTGACCGTTCGTGGGGCTGATGGGTATAGCCAGACAGATTACTGGCAATATGGAATCACAGTATCTGGTTGGTCTCAGGTTAATTTTTATGGTGTTTACGTATCAGCAGGAAGTAATTTTTCAGGGACGGGTGTTTTTTTAACTTCATCAAACCCGCCTAATGGGATTGTTTACAATTTTACTTCGTGTACTTTTAATTTTGTGGGGACGGGCATTCTTTACGGACCTAATATTCAAGGTGTGGCAGTCCATCAGAGTAATTTCGATACCAATATTGGAATTAGTGTTCCTGGAAGTGAATCGGGATTAGATCAATTGGTTGTCACTGCCAGTCAATTTGGGATAAATTCTGGGAGTGGTATTAATGTGCAGTCCAGTATCCCTAACATACAACTTCTGGGGAATTTATTTATTGTTCCAGGAACTTCCACTGGAGTTATTTTAAACAATACTGGGCTGTTTGCTGTAGTTGGAAATAGTTTTAATGAGGGGGCAGGAGCTACAGCGGTTAATGGAATTTCGGTGAATAATACACCGGGGGCTTTGCCAGGATTAATCACGGGAAATATTTTCGATGGAATGGTTGGAGGTTCTGGTATAGCTTTATTTTCAGGCTCTAATCATGTGAATGTGCAATCGAATGTGTATTCTGGGAATGGGACTAATGTTAGTAATGGTGGGACTAGTAATACAATTGGTGGTGGTTCTCAATAAGGGGCGGTCATGGCTGAGCAAGGGTCGTATCCGCTCAATGGGCGGACATTGGCACCAACGGATACAGTAACGGGTGTAGTCTCAGGGCAGACTGCAGATATCCCTCTGTCAATTTTAGCTACTTTTATTGGTTCCAATCAGCCTCAATTTGGTCCAACCGTTAACAGACCGGTGCCGGGTTTTATCGGAGAGCAGTATTTTGATACTACTCTGGGGTTTATGGTGTGGGCAAAACAAATATCCCCTTCAATTTGGGTCGATGCCGCTGGTGTGGCAGTGTGAGGATGATATGGCAAGTACTCTTTTTCAAGATTACAATGAGAACAATCCTATCGTCTCAGCTTGGCTGAATGACGTTAACAATGAGGTCTACACTCCATCAGGGGTAGCAAAGAAAGCTGTTCAATCGAGTGCTGCCTGGGTGAGGTTTTCGGTAGTAGCTGGTGTAGTTACCATACAGCAATCGCAGAATGTCGCTTCGGTAGTAAGATCTTCTGTGGGTGTTTATGTGATTACGTATCAAACTCCGCTGACGAATGCAGCTAATTGTTATGAAATTTCTATGAATACGGCGGGTTTTGGGTTTATGTCAGCAGAAGCTGTAGGGAGTGTGACCATTGACACCACGAATACAGCAAATACTGCTTTTGATCCTGGTTTTGTAAGTGTGGTGATTTACGGGGCTAACTGATTTTTGAGTTTCCAACCGAGATTAACAAATAGTAATAACGGTGAATAATCATTTAAAAGACAACCCATCGGGGGCAGGATGCTAAACGTGAACGAGCTGAAAAAACATCTGATGGTTGCCTCAATTCAGGTGTCACCCCCAGCAGGTGTGACAGTTTGGCTGACTCTGGGGAATCATTTGGATACATGGATTAAGTTGGCTACGCTGATTTACATCATTGGGCAGATTATTTTCTTGGCGGCAAAGGGGTGGATGCTGCTGAAGAAAAGATGGCTTATGGAGATAGATGATGGACCCGAGTAATTTGGAGATGTTGATTTCGGAGCTGAGGGTTGATGAGGGAGTCAGATATGCGCCCTACAATGACAGTCTCGGGATTCAGACAATTGGGGTCGGCCATAATCTTCAGGCTTCTCCACTGCCTGATGTGTGGTCATATCCCCTCACTGATGATGAAGTTAACCAACTATTAACAGATGATCTTCAAACTGTCTTCACCGCTCTGAACAACAACCTGCAATGGTGGACTGATCTTAGCGATGTCCGACAACGAGTTCTCTGCAACATGTGCTTTCAGTTAGGGATTGGCGGGTTGCTCGGATTCCGAAATACTTTGATTTTTATTCGGCAAGGGCAGTACTCTCAAGCAGCCACTGGCATGCTCAATTCAAAGTGGGCAGATCAGACCCCAGCCCGCGCACAGAGGTTAGCTAAGATGATGTCCACCGGAGTTTCACAATATCCAGGAGAACAAGCGTGAATACAATGCAATTCGGTATGGCGGTGTTGGACTGGCTGCAGGCTGATCCGAGTCATGTGGTAGCCGCAGCTTCGGTTGTGGCAGCACTGACCCCGACTCCAGTCCCGGGCACGTTATATGCGAAGATCTACAAGATCGTAGATCTGTTCGCAGTGAATGTGCTGAAGGCGAAGGACACTGGTGTAACACCTGCGGCTGTTGCAGAGCAGATTGCAACTTTGTTGGCAACGCAGGCGATTCCGAAGGTAGCTGTTGCTGCCCAACCCGCACCAGCAGCCCCTGCTGCTACTGTTGTTAATGTCACTCCCTAGGAGGGAAGCATGAAAAAGCTCTTGGTAGTTTTGTCTCTGGTAGTTATGGCAGGTTGTTCTCAGTTGGGTCTGGCTCCTGCAGCTAGTCCTTCGGAAGGTCTTGCCTACGGCTACGGTACTGTTGCTTCGATCCGATCGACTGCAGCTAGTGCTTTGACTGCTGGTACTATCACCACTGCCCAAGCCCAGCAAATCCTGACAATCACCGATCAGGCTCGCGCAGCTTTGGATGCCGGAGAGGCCGTTGCTATCACCGCACCTACAAACACCGCCGGAATTTCCGGCTACCTCACCACGGCCACAGAATTGCTCACGCAAGCGCAAGCTCTGTTGCCGAAACTCGCTCCCGCAACGAAATAAAGGAGAACTACCATGGGTTCAGTCGCAGAAGCACTGGCACTGTTGTTGACGGCTACGAATGCAGCTGCTACGGCGTTGGCAAACGCACAGCAGATTTCAGCAATCATCCAAACGGCTACGGCACAAAACCGGACGACGTTTACCCCGGAAGAATGGGCTACGATTCAGGGAACTGATGCAACCGCCCGTGCTGCTTTGGTAGCTGCAATCACGGCAGCCCTCTCCAAATGAAAGCCGCTTTTCGGACTAAGCTGAGGGTGGAACCAGCTAGTGAGTTCGATGATGGCCGGTGGAGGCTGGTTGCTCCACTGGTTTATTACACGGATGTGCTAGGGAGGGAAGTGACAGTACCGAAGGGGTTTGTTACGGATTTTGCCAGTGTGCCGAGAGTCCCGATTGTGTATGAGTTGTGTGGGGACACGAGTTCGGAGGCTTCGGCAGTGCATGATTTTTTGTACACCACGCATCCATGTGTTCGGAGTCAAGCCGATGCGATTTTGTATGAAGCGTCCGCGATCACGGGAGTTCCCCTATGGCGACGATTCGTGATGTGGCTGGGTGTCCGTCTATTCGGTTGGTCTCATTGGGGTAAATGATGCCGGATTGTGGGGCATGTGGTCGGGATGTTTCAACTTGCAGCTGTGACTTTGGGGTGATTCGAAATGCCACTGAAATCAGGGAGTTCCAAGAAAGCAATCAGCAGCAACATACGCACAGAAGTAAAAGCTGGCAAGCCCCAAAAGCAGGCCGTAGCTATTGCGATGGCAAAGGCAGGGAAGAGCAATAAAGATAAGAAAAAGAAGAAAGGCTGACAAAGGGGTTTTGTACATAGATTAATAATTAGTAATAGCGGTGGGAAATAGGGACCTGAAACTGAGGTCCCTTTTGTTTTAATATAAATTTTCAGAGTACAATGTACCGCCATCCGAAGTATCTCCGCCAACTCTACGAATTATCTGCCCAGCTTGTTCCGCCACTTTCCATGCTTCTGTACGGGATAAAAAATTTCCCGAATTATCTATAAAACCTTGAGTTACTGGATCACCTTCAGTCTCCATTTTTCTCATAAAAGCATCCCAATGACGAATCCCTAGTACAATCTCTCCAGTGAAATTCTTGCGATTGGCGGCGCAAACTATCTTTTTATCCATAGTGACCTCTAAATCGGTGAGTTGTTAGTTCTTCCAGAATACTCTTTCGACAATCTCCAGGCTCCTTTTAAATTCATCTCAACAGCTTGCTCTGGTGTTACTGTGTCTGGGTCTTGATGAGCCGGATCGAGTAAGATTCGAAATCGAAATGCATCTTTGGTTCGTTCGGGCTTGCGGAGTTCCTTCAGCCTGGCGTCTACTGCTTTGAAAAA